AAGATGATAAATTACCCTAACAGTTTCGAAAGTTACTAAAAATTTAATTTATTGTATGATTCATTAGTATAACAAATAATTTTATCTACTACACTTCTACAACATGGACAATTTTTATGTTTTGTTTTTACTAACTCTATTGTACAATCTATACAGAAATTATGATTGCATATAAAAGACGTACCATTTTTTAAATGATATGGATTGTAACAAATAGCACATTCGTTTTCATTACTTGTTTCTTCATATTTTTCATCTTCTAAAATAATATTAAATTTATGAATATCTTGATTGTCATGAATATTATTTTGACTACTATTATTTTCATTATCTAAATCATAATGAATTAAATAATTTAATAACACATTATTCAAATAATCACTAATACGTAAACTTGTTTCTTCATTTAACAGTATAAAATCTCTATTATTGAATAAATAATTATAATTCATATCAAATAAATGAACAATTATTTTGTTGATACTAGTTGTTAATAAACATCTGATTCTAGAGTTACAATATCTACAAGCATATGCTTTTAATAATTTTTTATTCTCACTAGATATGGAAGAAAAATCGTATAAAAAGCGTTCTACATTTTTTATTGTTAATATTACATTTAAAATATAATTACTAGTACTATTACTAGTGTTGTTATTTTTATAATAAATCAAATAATTATGAAAATTTATTAATGCGTAATCATTACATGTTGAAATATTGTGTCCTTGATTGTTACAAAATGAGCATTTACGAAGACGCACACTTTTATTACTGTTACTAATAATAGAATCTTCTATTATATAATTATTCATTGATAAATTAGTTGTTTCCATTTATAAATTATTATTATGATTATTATCAATATTATTTTTATTATCATTATCATTCAATTTTTTATAAATTATAAAAATAATAGTTAAAGGTTTGTTATTATATTATTATTATATTATAATAATGACTATTTATAAGATCATAATAGAGGATCGTAATTATTCTAATTGGAAAATATATGATTCAAATAATTTTGAAAAAAAAGAAATACATATTGATCCAATAGAACATAAATTGTTTTCAAATGATGTATTTACATTTGAAAAAAATAAAGTTAATATAATACATTCTTCTGTGAAAAAATCCACAGCTATACCAGGTGTTTTGATCATATCAAACAATAAAACTTATGGTCGAAAAAATGGGAAATTATTATACAAATGTATTCCTGATGATATTAAACTGCCGTCATTCTTAATACCGTATGAAATCAAAAAAGTTGGGTTTTCAAAAGTATTTATCAATTTATATGTAACCTTTATTTTCACTGATTGGAACGATAAACATCCACAAGGTATTTTAACTAATGTCATTGGTCAAGTCGATATTTTAGACTGTTTTTACGAATACCAACTTTATTGTAAAAGTTTAAATATATCTTTGCAAAAATTTCAAAAAGCTACATCAAAACTAATTCATAACAATTCGAATGATATATTCATTGAAAATATAAAAAATAAATATACTACAATAGAAGATAGAACAGATAAAACAAAATGGCGAATTTTCTCAATTGATCCAAAAGATTGTTTGGATTTTGATGATGCGTTTAGTATACAAAGTATAACTGATGACAATAATAACCCAGTATGTCATCAAATAAGTATATATATATCAAACGTAACAATTTGGATAGATGCTCTTAATTTATGGGACTCTTTTTCTAGGCGCGTTTCTACTATTTATTTGCCAGATAAAAGGCGCCCGATGTTGCCAACCATTTTATCCGAGGGTTTATGTAGTTTACAAGAAAACGTGACTAGAATCGCTTTTGTAATGGATATTTTTGTAAAAGATAATGAGATAATAGATATTCAATTTTCCAATTGTTTTATCAAGTTGTATAAAAATTATGTTTATGAAGAGAATAAGCTTTTAATGGATAATAATTATCAAAAATTATTAGAAGTTACACAAAATTTATCCAAAAAATTCAAATATATGTCAACTATTAAAGATAGTCATGATGTTGTTACGTATTTGATGATATTAATGAATTACAAGTGTGCTTTAAAAATGTTGACATATAATACGGGTATTTTTCGTTCAACTATAACAAAAGACAATATTAAATCTCCCAGAAATGTTCCTGAAGATGTGGTCAATTTTATTAAAATATGGCATAGTACAGCAGGACAATATATAGACGGCTCGCAATTAGTAAATGAAGAGTCGACTAAACATGCTATTCTTGACATGGAAGCATATATACATATTACGAGTCCAATAAGACGTTTGGTCGATTTATTAAATATGATTCAATTTCAGAAAGTATTGAATTTGATTACTTTTTCATGTGAAAAAATACATCATTTTTATGATAGTTGGTTGAATGACTTGGATTATATCAACATAACAATGAGATCGATACGAAAAATACAAACAGATTGTTCGTTGTTGGAGTTATGTAGTAATAACCCTAATATTATGGAACAGAAATACGATGGATATGTATTTGATAAAATTGTTCGAAATGACGGTTTATACCAATACATCATTTTTTTACCAGATTTAAAAATGAATTCTCGAATTACGATTCGCGAAAATATTGAAAATTATGAAAAAAAAAAATTCAAATTATTTTTATTTCATGATGAGGAGAAATTCAAAAAGAAAATACGATTACAGTTGCTCGATAATTAATAGATGTTTTGTTTTTTATTTACAATGGAGATGATTTTTCAATACCGACCACTTTGGCTATTTTCTTGATGATTTTGGTGTTTTTATCATATTCATCGTCGCCTTTTCCACCCATGGATTCATAGACTATTTTATTGTATTGATCATTTTTCTTGGAGTCATAATCTTCACAATCTGGATATTTCTCTCGAAAAGCCTTAAACATACAAATATTTTTATGGGCTATCAGTCGAATCGCTTTTCGCAATTTTTTATTGTTTTCATCTTCTTTTTCCCATGTATTGTCATCTTTTACATACATGACTTCCCTTTTTTGATCAGCACAATGAACAGGTCTTTTTTTGATATCAAGTGCGTTAAGGTTCTTAATGATTATATTGGAAATTCCTTCAATATAACCAACCTTTCCTACATTCTCCAAATCGGATACTTGTAGTTTGACCGATTCCACAAAATCACTAATATTCATAGCGTCTTTACACGTTTCGTTCAAAAATACTTGTAAATTAAATGTTTTATTATTTGAATTTGTATTGAAAATATTATTGGTTTGGCTATTTTTGGAAAGCTCAACTATAGTTTTATTTTGTTCAATAATAGTTTGTTGAAATTCATTATTTTGTTTGATGAGGGAAAAAATCAACTCTGGTGTTATTTCAAGTAAATTATTTGAATTATTGGATTCTAGTTTTATAATGTTCTCATTATTTTCAAAATTACATTTTTTCTTGTGTTTCCATAAACCAGAGTTATCATTGTATTCTTTGTCACAAAATTGACATGAATATTTTTTAATTTGCTTGTTTTTGCTGGAAATTGATTGACAAAGATTGCCATTTGATTGATTTTTATGTTTTGATGTCAACTTATGTTCATTAAAGTTGCTTTTACGAGACGTACTATAGTCACAAATATTACAGTAAAATTTTGGTGCTGGATTTGCTGGAAAAATATTGCTTAAAGTTGCCATATTTTAGAAAAAGAAAAAAATATTGTAATTTAATCAAAAAAAATTATCGTAACAAACCGAAAAAATATTTTTTGTGACCAAACCTTAAAAATACATTTCAGTCACAAATCACGTTTTTTTCCAAAGTTATTCGACCTTTTTCAAAAATGGACAAAAATAAATGTCCAAAATCGAAAATCCAAAATACTTTTTGGGGGACTTTTTTGCAATAATTTAATAAAGACTGAGAATATTAGAATTATAGTAGAATTCTTTGAAAACGACATGGTTGTCAGTAATAAAAAATTATATGTTATTGACAATCAAAATGTTAGTTTGTTCTAATTATTTATTTTTTAGGTGTCTTCTGGTTTTAGATATCTTTTTTCCTCCTTCTTTGCTATTGGTCGATGATTTTTTAGATGATGATTTTGAACTTCTATTTGAAGTAGTTTTTTTAGATGTAGAATTATGATGAAAACGTTTTTTAGCTTTTCTATAATCTTCTCCCATAAAAGATATTGGTGGTGTACTATTATGTGGCTCAGCCTTTTTCACATGTATAAATTCATGTAATTCTGTTAAAGTTCTATTTTTATTTATAAAATCTAATTCAGTTGGATTAAAATCAATCACTTCCATAAATTTATATCCAGATTTTGCGCTAAACCCGCGGGGTTTTCCTCCAATACCAAAGGGAGCTACTACAAATTCTACGTCACGGAAATTATTATATCCATTTGTTTGATTTATATAAACACCTATATATACTTGTTTTAAATGATCTAGTTTTCTTCTTGTATCTTGTATGTAATATTTTTTACGTGGCTTCAAGTTATTTTTATCCGCGTCTTTTTTTGGTAATTCTTCAAATTCCGCAAAAGATATTGTCATACTTTATATTAATCGTATATTTTAATTATTTATCTATTTTAATTATTTTATCTAGAATATACAATAAAAAAATATTTTTTAGTATGATGTAGAACTTCATGATGAGGAACGATATTTTCACACATCATTAATGTTTTTCAACCCAATATATATATAATAATTGGGGTAAACAACGTAAAGAAAAGTTTATATAGTAAGGAATTATAATATGCTTATATATTATGAAATTTGTCTATTATTTAGCAGCAATTGGGAATGTGGAACTAATGGAAGTTTACATGAAAAAATATTTTACAGGTTTTTCTAATATTATCTTTATTTTTCAAATAATATTCAACTGCTGAAATTTTATAATCTTCGCTTTTATGTGTCATTCCTATAATAAAAATAGAAAAAACTTACTCATAATTTGTCCCATTTTAAATCTTCAAGGGTGTAAATTCCAATGGAATTAATATACCAATAGGTGAATATATATCTTCTATACCCCATGTTATTAATGTAATACATAATCCATAAGTCATACTATTTCACAAAATATTATTTATGAAATGGGTTTAAAAATAAAATCAGATGTATAATTAATATAATCATGGTAAAGGTTTGTAGTATTACATCCTATTCTAAAGAAAATGAAACGAAATATCAATCTTATTTTGAAAAGTATGATTATCCATTACATATTTTTCAAAAACACGCAATAGAAGCAATTGTTGAAGGTCATCATGTTTTAGTAACCGCGCCAACTGGAAGTGGCAAGACTTTACCAGGAGATTTTTCCATTGACTACTTTCATTCGAAAGGTAAAAAAGTTATTTATACGACACCTATAAAAGCGCTAAGTAATCAGAAGTTTTATGATTTTACAAATAAATATACAAATATAAGTATTGGACTCATTACAGGTGACATAAAAACCAATCCTGATGCGGATATTCTTATAATGACAACTGAAATATTATTGAACAAATTATTTCAAATTAAATCCAATAATAGTGAATTAAAATCTAGTATCTCTTTTGAAATGGACATTGAAAATGAGTTGGGTTGCGTTGTTTTTGATGAAATACATATGATAAATGATCAATCAAGAGGACATGTTTGGGAACAATGTATAATGTTATTACCTAAACAGATTCAAATGATTGGATTATCAGCAACTTTAGATAATCCAGAAAAGTTTGCGCTTTGGCTTGAAAATAAAGGCGATATTTCTAGCCATCCAGAAAAGATTGTTTATTTAGCATCAAAAAAAGATAGAGCTGTTCCTTTGACACATTTTGGATTTATTACGACTACAAGTAGTATTTTTAAAATAATTAAAGATAAAGCGATTCAAGAAGAAATAAAATCGCTTACAAATAAACCTCTTGTTATTCAAGATGCGAAAGGCAAATTTGATGAGCAACAATATTTTAAAATGAATAAAGTATTAAAATTAATGGAAAAACATGATGTACGTATCAAACGACAACATGTTTTAAATCAAGTAAGTAAATATTTAGTAGAAAATGAAATGCTTCCAGCATTATGTTACGTATTTTCAAGAAAACAGTTAGAAATCTGTGCTAATGAAGTTACAACAAATCTATTAGAGTTTGACAGTAAGACTTCTTACATTATTGATCGAGAATGTGAACATATTATACGAAAATTACCAAATTATCAAGAATACTTGAATCTTCCGGAATACATTAATATGGTGACTTTATTACGAAAAGGAATAGCAATCCATCATAGTGGCGTAACTCCAGTGCTAAGAGAAATGGTAGAACTTCTTTTTTCAAAAGGATTTATTAAATTATTATTTTGTACTGAAACAATGAGTGTTGGAATTAACATGCCTGTAAAAACAACTATTTTTACAGATATTAATAAATTTGATGGTGATAATAATAGATTGTTATATTCACATGAATATACACAAGCCGCTGGTAGAGCAGGTCGTTTGGGTTTAGACAGTGTTGGTAATGTAATCCATTTAAATAATTTATTTAGAAACCAAGACACGTTGACTAGTTATAAAAATATGATGAGTGGAAATCCACCTTCTTTAAAATCAAAATTCAAAATTTCATTCAATCTTCTTTTGAATTTAATAGAAATAGGTGATAATAATTTTGTTAATTTTGCTAGAAAAAGCATGGTTAAAGACGATTTAGATAATGAATTGAAAGAAATTTATTATAACATTTCCAATCAACAATTAGCCTTAGATAATTTGGAGAATACGTTTAAAAATCTCAGGACTCCAATATCGACTATTAGTGAATATTTGGATTTACTTAAAAAAAAAGAGTCTTGTGTGAATAAAAAACGCAAGGAAATTGAACGACAAATTGAAACTATAAAAGATAGTTATGTAAATATTGAATTTGATAAAATTACGATAGAAAAATATAATGACAAGTTAAGATTGATAGATGAATTACAGGAAGATTACAATTATATTGATAAATTTATTGATAATAATGTTGAAAAAATAATTGGTTTACTTTATGATGATGGTCTTATACAAAAAGAACAAGGTGAACCCATATTATCTTTAAAAGGTAAAATAGCATGTTGTTTGAAAGAAACACATTGTTTAGTTTTTGCTCAGCTTTTTGAAGAAAACACTTTCCAGACTATGAGCGCTGTACAAATTGTTATGTTGCTGAGTTGTTTGACTAATATTGTTGTAAAAGATGAAGAAAAAGATTATATACCAAAAATGGTGGATAATAATATGAAAACGATTCTTTTTAAGGTTAAAAATTTATATGATAAATATTTAACAAAAGAAAATCAATTGAACATTAATTCAGGTATTGAATACACGTTTCATTATGATTTATTAAATTATGTTGAAAAATGGTGTTATTGTGAAAATGTTGTGGATTGTAAAAAGGTCCTTCAAGATTTAGAAAATGATAAACATATATTTTTAGGGGAATTTGTAAAAGCATTATTGAAAATTAATAATATTTGCAATGAATTTGAAAATATTTGCGAAATGTTTGGAAATATCGAATTATTGAATAAATTAAGAGAAATACCCAATATGATTTTAAAATATGTTGTTACGAATCAATCTTTGTATGTATAGGTATGTATAGGTATGTATAGGTATGTATAGGTATGTATAGGTATGTATAGGTATGTATATATCTACAATCATGGAGAATGTTTCGAAAAACAATGTAAAAAAACAGAGCATGAACAAAATTGAAGATGAATATTCACATTGTTTGATTTGACGTCTGGTTCGATTTCAACGTCTACTTGATTATCTCCACTAAGTAAATTGATGTTGTCATCATTAGTTACGTCGGGTTTATCTTTATTGTCATTATTGTCATTATTGTTAGAATTTTCAGCATCATTGGTTTTATTTATATGGTTGTCCATTTTATATAATTATCATCTATTTTTATTATATAAAAATGAACTTAAAGTTGTCCTATTTCAAGTTAACAATAATAAAAATTGTAACATTAACAAAATGAATAATAAGATAATAGGAAATAAATATAAATTACTTTCTCAATTAGGGTCAGGGACCTTTGGTACTATTTACCAAGGAACTAATATTAGAACAAACGAAAAAGTTGCTATTAAAGTAGAATCGATATCGAATGAATTTAAAATACTTAGATATGAATCAAATGTTTATAAGTTACTTTCTACTATTAATGGAATACCTAAAATTAAATGGTATGGTAAAGACGATATTAATTATTATATGGTAATAGATTTATTAGGAGATTCATTACAGACGTTAATAGATATAAAAAAATCGTTACCATTAAAAACTATACTTCAAATAGGTGTAAATAGTTTAATTATTTTAATGAAGATACATGAAAAAGGTTTTATTCATAGAGATTTAAAACCAGAGAATTTTCTATTAAGTATCGATCAACCAAAAAAAATATATCTAATTGATTTTGGTATTAGTAAACCGTATATTGTCAATAATAAACATATTGAATTTAGATATAAAAATAAATTTATAGGGACAATGAATTTTGCTAGTATTAATTCTCACAATTTTTATGAACAAAGTAGAAGAGATGATTTAGAGTCATTAGCATATATTTTAATATATTTTTATTTTGGTAATTTAGAATGGATGACTTACGAACATATTGTAGATATACACGATGAAAACAATTATATTAAAACTAAGAAATTCGAATTAATGAATAATGAAAAAATTCCTACAAAACTTATGGAATTTTATAAACATACCAGATTATTAGAATTCGATAAACAACCCGATTACAAATATTTCATAGAATTATTTACAAATGAAGTTAAAAAAATGAGTAGAAATTAAAAAATTTATTTATTATTAAATTACACAAATGGGATTTGAAAAAACAAAGGACTATATCGAATGTATTTGTAATTTTTTGGATGTATTAAATGATAAAGCAAATAAATTAAAGGATATAAAATTAAAAAATATATGTAAATTAATATTAAAATATATTGTTACATGCTGTACTGAAAATAAAATACTTATTACAGAATTGAAGAAAATTGATGATTTTGATATGAAAATAGTTTACGAATATATTAATAAAAATAATATCAAAATAATGGATTTTAATAATATTAAAATGGAAGATATTGATATTAATAATGAATATGATATTGAATGTTTCGTTTTATCGCATATTTACTATATATATGAAAATAATTAGTTTGTCTAGATTATCTAGAATGTTAAGATATTAAATGACAAAATAATATAAAGATATGATAATAATAAATAATATAAAATGTCATTAAATAGAGATGTTGTTACAACTACACCAGTTACAAATTCTACTGAACGTATGGTTGGTCTTGTAAAGTGGTTCAATAATAAGTCAGGTTATGGTTTTATTACTGTTGTTGATGGTGACAAAAGTGGATCAGATATTTTTGTTCATCATACAACTATTAATGTATCCAACGAGCAATATAAATATTTAGTACAAGGTGAGTATGTAGAGTTTTCTTTGGTAAAAGTTGAAAATAGTACTCACGAGTATCAAGCAACTGAAGTGTGTGGAATTAAAGGTGGAAGATTAATGTGTGAAACACGAAGAGAATTAAAAATAGCTCGTAATAACTATAAACATACTGATGATGTAGTCATGGAAAAAGATTATGTTAGAATGCCTCGTCAACAGCGTGTTCAAACAACACAACCGTCACATGTTGTAGAATCTATACCAGATTCAGAATCAAACTCGTGGACAGTAGTACCAAATAAATCTTATAATTCAAAACAACCATCCCAAGGTAAACCTTCTACTTCGGGTAGAGGTAGAGGTAGACCTCCTCGTTCTGTAAATTAGTTAAATTATTTTTACAAAATATTTAGTATTATATTATTTACATATATATATATGAATAATATAATAAGACCTGCTAATTTTAAAGCGTCCCCTTCAGCTTCATCGTATATGAATTCAAATGGTACAAATAAATTATCTAAAATGGGTGGTAAACGTAACCATAAAAAACGTTGTGTTAAGAAGGGTGGAACAAAAGGTACAAAATTACCAATGAATCAAAATAATGACGACATTTATAGTATGATGGAGGAAGGGTTTGAAAAATCACAAAAAGATGATCTACCTATTGAAAATGATGATATGTATGATCGCATGGAAGAAGGGTTAGGTTCATCATCAGAAGAAGATGTGGGTTCAACCTTAGAAAAAGATGATGATATGTATGATCGCATGGAAAAAGGTGTGGGTTCAACATCAGAAAAAGATGATGATATGTATGATCGCATGGAAAAAGGTGTGGGTTCATCATCAGAAAAAGATGATGATGATGATGACACATATGGAATAAGTGGAGGTTCGCGCAAAAGACGTAGTAAAAAGAAACGTTTAAATAAAACTAGAAAGGGTTATAAAATTAAACAAACAAAAAAAATATATAAAAAGAGAAAAATTCACCGACACAAAAAAAATACAAAAAAACATAAAACTAAATAATTGTTTTTAGCAGTTAATTTTTATACAAATAACAAAGAAAGACCCAGTTATTTATCAAGAATCAATAATTTTTCAGAGGTTTTAGACAAACTATCCAACTCAGAATTAGCACACTTACTTGTATGAAAAGCAAATATCTGTTATTTTTTTTGTGGATTTTTTATCCCATTATAAATCTTCGATGGTGTAAAATAATGTAAATTAAAATATCTAAATTATTATAATTTAGATATTATAAAATATGGAAAATAATAGTAAATTAGATTTGATTAAGGAATATAATGACGTTATTTTTTCTTCAAAAATAAGCAAAGAATATGAAAATTTAATATTTATTTATACTCCACCAAAAGTAGGCTCAACCGCTTTGGTTTCATCGCTTCGTTTATCATGTTCTAATAAATTTCTAACATTACATATACACGATGAAAACATGTTGAATATATTGACTCATTACGATAATAAACATAATATTACCGTAAATGATATTATAAAGTATAATGCTTATTTGGGAAAAAATGTTTATGTAATTGACGTTTATAGAAATCCAATAGAGAGAAAAATTTCAGAATATTTTGAATTATTATCCAATTTTCATTTTAATAATAGTGATAATAATGTAACTAATTATGATTTGAATTTATTAATAAAACGGTTTAATAAATTATTTCCTTATATAGGAGAAGGTGATTATTTTTTTGATAAATATCAATTGTCTATTTTAATTCCAGAAGTGTTTGATTTTGAAAAAAAATTTTTACATATTAAAAATAACAACAATATAAATTATATTAAATTGAGGTTGTGTGATTCGGATAAATGGGAAACAATATTAACTTCAATTTTAGATACAGAAATAGTAATCATACCTGATTATAAAACAGAAAATAAAGTAATTGGAGAACTTTATACACAATTTAAAAACAGTTACAAAATACCTGAAAATTTTTTAGAAAATATTTTAAAATGTAATTATTTTAATTATTATAATTCAGATATAGAAAAAGAAAAGTATTTGAATTACTGGAGTAGTAAAATAACAAATGAATTTCAAGCATATAATGAAAACGAATATAAATTATATATGGAGATTTCAAAAGAAAATCAATTTTATAATAATATTCAAAGACATCATTATTTAGATTTTGGATGTATTTGTAATTCTTGTTTTAACAAAAGAAAGCAAGTAATTTATAAAATAAAAAATGGAGAACCTGTCAATTTAAAAATAATACACGAGGAAATAGTAGAAGAGAAAAAGATAAGAAAAGTAAAAGTAATTAAAAAATTGTGTGATTCGATACAAAGTAATAATAATCACTTTAAAAAAACAGGATATTCTAATAGAGGCACCGATTTTACATTATCTGGAATAATAAGATAAGAATTGGTTGTTGTACTATTTTTATCATATTCCTGGAACGTTAGCGGCGTCTGAAATAGATGTAAGACAAATTAAACAAAATATTACTAACGTATTCAGTTTATCTTTTTCTACTAAATATGTTTTGAATTTATTATAATCTACTGATTTGCTATTATGTGAAGATAAATGAGTTTCTTTTTCTATGATTTTATGTTTACTTCTTTCTTGTAATAGTATTCGCTGGTTGCGTTTTCCATAACTTTCTATCTTTCTTTGTGATGCTGTATATAATAATTTAATATTTGTTAAATAGTAATTAAAGAAAGAATCCAATACCGAAACGTTATATAACAAAAAACACAGATTTCTTTTTCAATGGGTTTTAATATTACTATTATATAAAGATATGAGAGGAAGTTCATTTTATAGATTAGATGATAAATTAATTGAAAAAGATTTGAATAGTATAGAAGAAACCAAATTTAATGATAAACTTCACAAAGTGTATCCACTAGATGATAGGGTAAATTGGCTTTTGGAAAAATATAATTACACCCCAAAAAAACCCCCAAATTATACAAGATTGATAGTGTGTATTTTGACAGCTTTGTCAACAATCTTGACAATAATGTTGATTTGTTGTTATGAATATCCAAGTAGTTTACAAACAAATTTACGTGATTTTTCTATAGCAATGATTTGTATAACAGTAATCTTTTTTGTAATATCTTTAGTGTTATTACTTTATTTTGGAGTAGGTGATGATCCAAACAAATATAAAAAAAAAGCAATATATATATGTCTTGTAGTAGAGTTATTTGATATAGCCGGTAGTGTACTAGTATATTTAAATAAATTAAATGATTTTTAAACGGTAAAAAAAATGTAAATGAGAAAAGTATATGAAAGTAAAAAAAAATTGAAATTAAAAAAGTATATGAAATAAAAAGTATTAAAAAAGTGTAATAACGGGTGCTAAAGCAAATTAAAATTTCAATTTGAAAGTAAAATTCGTGAAAGTAAAATTCGTGAAATTCATAAAAGTAATTTTGAATTAATTTTGAATTAATTAAAAATGAGTCAAACCATGAATATTATGAATATTAAAAAGAGTACAATGGAAAATTTGTATAATATGAATGTAAATATTTGTAAAGAAAAAATCCTAGAATGTAGTAAATTGTATAATTTTGACGGAGAAGAAGCAGTAAGAAGATTGCTTGTAGAAAATAATGTAGATAAAGTGGATAAAGTAGTAAAAGAGAAAGTGGTAAAAGATAAAGTAGTAAAAGATAAAGTAGTAAAAAGTGTTTATCCAATGCCATTCAACAATGAAAAAAATGAAGAATGTTGCTCAGGCATTCGTCAAAACCATGGTTTATATACTCAATGTGAAAACAAAATGTCGCAAACAAGTAAGTATTGTAAATCATGTGATAAACAAGCAAAAAAGAATGAAGATTGTAAGCCAGATTATGGTGACATAGAAGATCGTTTAGCAGTAGGTGTATACGATTATCGTGATAGAAAAGGTAAAGGTCCAAAAAATTATTTAAAAGTGTTAAAAAAACTAAAATTGAATGTAGAAGATGTTATGGCAGAGTTTTCCTCTCAAAATAAAAAAGTTCTTGATATTCATTTAGAAGGTGAAGCCCAAAAGCGTGGTAGACCAAAAGCAGAAAAGAAAGTGAAAGAATCAAGTGGTAAGAAAGGTCGTCCAAAGAAAGAGTCAAAAGTAGTAGAAGTGAATTCGTCGTCGTCGTCGTCGTCGTCAATTGAAACAGAAGATCTTTTTGAAAATCTAGTAGCAAATGTTGTAAATAATAAAGTAGAAAGTAAAGTAGAAAGTAAAGTAGAAAGTAAAGATGAAGAAGTAGATGTAGTAAAAAAGTTTGAACATGACGGTAAACAATATCTAAAGTCGAAAAAGTCAGGTATTGTTTATAATATGGATGAAGATGTGATAGGTAAATGGAATGAAAATACAAAAAGCATTGAATATTATGAAGAATGTGAATTATCAGATGAAGAGTTGGATGACGAATAGTTAGTTAGTTAGTAAATTTTGTTGTAATTTGTAATTATTAAATAAAGTGTTTTTTTTTGTGTGTGTGTGTGTTGTTCTGTGTGTTACTAGTATCGCATATATTAAAATAGTATTTTTTGTTCTCTCAAAAAATAATATTGTGTTGATCAAATATGGTCGTATTTTCATGACTGGTTTCTATTTTTCATGACTGGTTTCTATTTTTGGTGACGTGTTATGGTGTGGTAATACACTATTAAAATATTTGAAAAACTTGAAATGGTAATAAATAGTCGGCATCGGGCACTCGATATGACACTCGAGTATAATGCGAAGCATGATGATAGAGTGTATGATAGAGTGTATTTTTTTGTTATAATGTAAATATCTTAGAAAAAAAATTGTTCTCTCTTTAATTACAAAATAAAATATGAAAACTATCAACTAATTATTTTGAGCTCTAACAAGTTCACGTATAAACATGTTTTCATCATACTCGTCATCATCATCATAATCATCAATATTATAAAATTCATCATCTTGATCAAATCCAATATCATTAAATTCAATGCTGGCATCATCATCATCATCATCATTAGCAAATATATTAGAAATATCGTTGTTGTCTTGTTCGCAATCATCGATGCCGATAAATCCTTTAGGTAATAAAGCGGCTAATGCTTCTCTCTGTCTTAGATTATTCCTACAAATAGGACAAGGTAATTTCCGTTGACATAGTTTGATTCTATTCCAACATGAAATACATAATTTATGTCCACATGGTGTTGTAGTCTTTGTCATATCCAAACAAACACAACAATCCTCAGGTTGTAGCAGGTTACATAGTAAGAAATCCGATTTATCGTCTTCATTACGAGGAATAGTAAGAGATGTAGTATGATCAGGTGTATAGAATAATCCCTCCAACTTATCAAATTTCATAACTAGAATGTCTTTATCAATAAGCTGTAATACTTGTATATAATTTTGTAATGTATATTTTTTAGGTTTTTGAATATATGTTTTTTTAAATAAAATAGGTTTACATGTGTAAACGGTTTCCATAGTAATGAGTCTTTTTTTCTTATAAAACCAAACATTATCAGCAGAAATAACCAATGACATACCTTCATGGTTTCCAACAAATTGAAGTCTAACTGATATGCTGTCGATAATTGTAGTAGGTAAATGTATGACCCAATCAAATAGTTCATCTCCTCTCTCTTTGTTGTATTTTCTGATGACTTTAGCAGTGTCTTTTTTGTTTAAAATCTCAGAGTTAGGTAAATTATGAGGAAAAAGCATGCCTCCTCTAACATAGGGTGAAGACGGCAATGACATGTTGACTGTATTCGTTGTTGATAATTTTAGAAAGATTGCGCAGTTGTTATAGTAAGTATGCTTATCAAATTAGTAAAAAAAGTATTTCAATTTTATTTTAAGGGAGCGTCTAAGGTTCGCATGTGACCCCTCATATCTACATTAAAAAAGTAGAATAAAAAAGGCCGAAGGCTTTGGCTCCACCTTTAAAAAAAGGTGAAAAGTTAGTTAAAGTTACAGTTATAAAATGTTTGTGTTACTAGTTACAGCTGAGTATATCTTTTGGTTGTCTTCGTTGATGCCTAGCATTTTTAGGTACACCGCAATCTTCATAAAATTGTTCCTCATCAAATATGCTTAATGCGAGCTCTTTGAAAATAGCTAGTGCAAAGTATTTGATATGGCTGCTATTTAACGCATAGACCCCGAGCATCTCTTTATCGGTAAATAGCTCCCCTTTTTCTTTTCTGTCCAACCAACTTGTGAATGCGATGACGTCATCTTTTTTGTTGAAGAAGTACAAGAAGATTTCACTATGATTTACTGCGATGTTTGTTAAAGTAGCATTTACGTATTTTACTCTCTCTTCATGAACAATAGGATCGTTAAGGAAGTAATCCATTCTCAATTGATTCATTTCAGAGGTCATTGTTAGTGGCATGTTTGTTGTCATTGTTGTTAGTTGTTAGTTGTTATTCTGCTTGTTATTAGGTTCGCGACACTTGTTTTATTAGTTATATGTCTTACCAATAATCTTAGAAAAGTATTTCAATTTTTTTTTATAGCACCTAAAATTGCCCTAACTTCAACTTCAACTTCAACTTCAACTTCAACTCCTTTGGCTCCACCTTTGTTAAAGGTGGTACTTCAACTTCAACTCCTTTGGATCCACCTTTGGTTAAAGGTGGTACTTCAACATCACAAAGAGTCAGGATAAGAGAAAAAGAGCGTTGTCAGCAATGTAATTGTGAGTCCTGAAATGATTGTAAAACACTACCTTTTTTGTCACTGGTTTCTATTTTTTGTCACTCATTTCTGTGTGTCGATTTTTGCTTATGGATTTGAAATACTGTGTTCTCCTAGGAACATTCGCGGAACATTCGCGGAACATTCTCCAGAGAACCGAGCACCATGGCGCGGGATGATGTCACTTAATATGGTGCGAAGCACGTGTATGAGTGTATGATGGGTGCTTCATTTTCTCTCTTTAACATTGATCAAAGAGAGAAAAAGGTCCAGTAAAAGGAGGGGTCATAGGGGAACCATGGGTTCCCTTAATTCAAAGAGAGAAAAAGGTCCAGTAAAAGGAGGG